AGGGTCGGCTCGCTGGAGCGGATCTGCGCGTCGATCAGGCGCGAGGTGAGCGCGTAGCCGACCATGGCGTAGAGCAGGTCGACGGTGAAGAGCCCGTCGTGCAGGAGGTCGAAGGCCTGGCGGAAGCCGTAGAACACGACTGCGGCGCCACCGATGAGAAGCAGGATGGGGCCGAACGTGGCGAGGAAGCCGCTGAACGTGATCCCGAGCGCGGCCATCCCGATGCGGATCATGGCGAACGCTCCCTTGAGCGCCATGACCGCTCCGAGGACGGCGAGGAAGGTCGACGCGAAGACCAGCAGCTTCGCGATCACCGACTTGACCGCTGGAGACAACCTCTCCCATGCGTAGATCGCGTCGTTGACTACCGTAATGATTCCGCTGACCACGGGCTTGAAGACCTTCGAGAAGGCCTCACCGACCACGACCGCCAGCGTCTGCAGCGAGCCCTTGAGGAGCGTCTTCTGCCCCTGGAACGTATCGAGCAGCCGCTCGCGGAACTCCTTGGCGGTCCCGCCCGACTTCTCCATCTCCTTCCGCAGCGCCTCGACGGCCTCGGCTCCCTTCAGCGTCACCTCGCGGCCGTCCCGCTGCGTCGTGAACGCGGCCTTCGACACCGCGTTGTACGCCAGGAGGCCGCGCGCGCCGAAGGCCTGGACGATGATCTTGTTGCGCTCCTTGTCGGTCAGGTCGGAAGACGCCTTCGAGAACTCCAACATGATATCGACGATGGACCGCATCTTGCCTGTCGACTTGTCGAAGATATCGATCCCAGCCGACATGAGCGCCTTCTGCGCTCCGAGGTCAGAACCGACGCGCCTGGTGGCCTCGCGGAACCCGGTCGCCGCGCTCGACGCGTCAATGTTTCGGTTGCGGATCAGGCCCATCGTGACGAGCACGTCGTTCAGCGACTGGTCGAAGACGGCTCCCGTCGCGGCGGCCTTCGATAGGCCGGCCTCGAAGTCCCTGGCCTGGAAGTTCGTGAGCTGCGTGATCCGAAGCAGCTTGTCGGTGACGCCGGCTGCGTCGCGCGCCGCGATGCCGTACGCGTTCAGGGTGCCGACCACGGCCTCCGCCGACTCAGAGACGCCGAGCTGCCCCAGGGAGCCTGCGGCGAGGTCGAGGACGGGGATCAGGGTCTCCGTGGCCTGCCTCGCGGTCTGGCCGGCGGTGGCCAGCGATGTGAGGCCCTCGACGGCCTCGTCGGGCGAGAACTGCGTGGCGATGCCGGCGTCGATCGCCGACTTGTGGAGCATGTCCATGTCGGCGGCGGTCGCCTTGGTGACCGCGCCGACGCCGGCCAGGCCCTGCTCGAACTTGCCGGCGCGGTTGGCGAGCGCGAAGGTACCGCCGAGCCCGACGGCGCCGGCGGTGAAGACCGCGAGGCCGACGCCCAGCTCTCGGAAGGCCCGGGACATCCGGCGGCCCCTGGCGCCGACCGCGTCGTCGAGCGAGCTGAAGCGGCGCTGCAGCCCGGCCATCTTGCCGGACGCGAGGTCCTTGGCGGTGAAGATGAAACCGAGCCCGAGGCTGTTGAGCACCGCCTACCTCCCTCTGCCGCCCTTCTTCAGCTCCTTCGCTTCCGCGGCGCGCCGGCTCTTCACCCACTCCCTGGCACGATCGCGCTCGCCGAGCGTCAGGTCCAGCACCTCGCTGCGGGTCCACGTCAGCCCCGACCCTCCGTGCTGGTGCCAGCAGAGGTCGAGGATCCAGGTCTCCCAAGCCTCCCGGTCGACCGGCGGGAAGAGGTCCATGGGCCCCCGGACGACGCGGGAGACCTCTACGCCTCGTCGATCGCCTCCTCCGTCCCCGTCGTCTCCGGCTCCTCCTCCGTCGTCTCCGGCTCGACCAGCCGCAGGTCCGCCTTCGCCCGGCTCGCCTTCCTCCGCTCCGTCCGCTTCCGGCCCGGCATGAAGAAGGTCGGGCCGAAAGGGATGTCCACGGTCTGCTCCGCGAAGCACTCGGGGCACTCGACGTCGATCGAGGTCTCGACGCCGCAGTCCGCGCGGTCGAACTCGTCGGTGAGGAAGTCGGCGTCGCCCATCGAGAGGTCCTCGAAGAACGCCCGCTTCGCCCGCGTGTCCTTCGGGTCGATGCCCTCGACCTCGAGCGTCCGGAATGCGAGGAGCGCCGACGCCGCGCGCTCCTTCGCGTTCTTCTGGATCAGCGGGATCTTGCGCTCGTCGAAGCCAGTGAGCAGCCGGAACCACACCCGCTTGCCGCAGCGAGGCAGCGGCGCGCTCTCGAACCGGTTCCCGGCCCGGAAGAGATCCAGTCCCTCCTTGCTGAGCTTGCGGACCGCCAGTTCGGTCAGGCTGAATTCCCAGTCGAACCGCTCCCGGCAGTTCCGCTGCGTGCAGACGTGCTGGAACGTGAACGTCGGCCCGAACGTGATGATGCGGAGCTGCATCAGCGCGTAGAACCGGTCGCCCTGGAGCACGCGCCCCCAGTCCACCGCGTCTCCGGGGAACTCGTAGGGGCCGGGGTCGACGCAGCCGACGGTGCAGACCGACAGCAGCGTCTCCATGGTGCGGTTGTCGCGGGCGAGGGCCCGGTCGCTGAGGATCCGTTCCTCGCGGACCAGCATCTCCCGCAGGTCGACTTGGAGTCCGGTGGGGCAGGTGATCGTCGTCATGGGGTCGTCCCTCCTTCCATCCCGTCAAGGTACGCCCGGGACGGCCCCGCGGACGATGCGCCACGCGCGCATCATGTCGTCAGACACGGTGCCGCGTCTGCGAGGATCAGCGCTGATCGAGCTCGAAGAAGTCGTAGGTGAGCGTCAGCGACTCGATCACGTTCTCGTCGGAGCTGTTGTCCCACTCGCCGGCGACGAACTTGGTCGGCCAGGCCCCGGACAGCGCCCAGCGCCGCAGGGTGCTCCCGTCGCGCTCCTGCTGGACGATGTCGAGGTTGCGCCGGAAGTTCGGGTCGACGAGGCCGCGGCCGCTCGCGGTGTTCACCACGTCGGTGAACCACCGGAAGAGGTCGTAGTCCTGCGTCGCGCCGCGCTCCAGCGTGACGTCGCTGAACGTCATCTTGCCCGGGCTCTTGTTCGGGATCAGGGCCCCGCCCTCGTAGTGCTCGACCTTCGCGACCTCGCTCGAGAGCTCGCTGCACTTCGAGAAGCCCGCCCAGGTGACCTCGTCGATCTCGACGATGAACTTGAACTTCTTGTGGTAGGACCTCGGGTTGCCGGTGACGCCCATGAGCCTGCTCCTTTCGGGTATCCCTCACCTCGACTGGGCGCCGGCCAGGCGGCGCCCGGGCCCCCGGCGATTAGGCGCCGGCCGCCGCGAGCTCCTCGTCGAGCGCGCGGGTGTCCTGCGTGATCCCGATCACGACGAACTCGGCCGGCTTGTTCGTGGCCAGGCCGATCTCGAGGTTCAGCCGGCCCGCGAAGATCTCGCTCGGCGGGTTCAGCTCGTCGCTCACGTCGACGTAGAAGGCCTCGTCCGGGACCATGCTCCGGAAGGCCCCGTTGCGCATCTGGGTGAGCAGGAACGCGGTCACCGACCGCTTCACCCGCCGGCGCAGCGCCTCCGTGTTGTTCGAGTGGCGGACCCACTGGATGCCGTTCTTCACCGACCGCTTGATGAAGTTGACGCCCAGCCGCTCCGCGACGAACGGGAAGTTGCCCGAGGACTTCGCGGTGCGGCTGCCGTCGATGTACCGCGGGAAGCCGGGCTGCGTGGTCAGCGGGTTGATGCGCTTCGGGTAGACCCAGTCGCGCACCGACTCGAGCAGCACGCTGTCGGTCTCGAAGCCGACCACGCCGCGGAGCTGGCCCCGCTCGATGCCGGCCGGCGGGTCGTAGATGCCGCCGGGGTGGGCCGCCGCGGTCCGGGCCATGACGCCCATGACGTGGCCGCACGGCGGCACGGTGATCGTCTCGTCGTTGCCGTAGACCGTCTTCGACGGGTTGATGATCTTGACCCACGGCCAGTACATCCCGGCCTGCTCGGTCGCCTCGAGCAGCGCCGCGGTCGTCTCGAAGTACGTGATGATCTGCGAGGCCGACTGCGACTCGGGCGGGTCGAGGACCGCGAAGACCTCGCCGTCGCGCGTGTCGTCGCAGAAGGTCACGAGGGCCCCCTGGACCGCCGCGGTCGCCCGGCCCGGCGCGCTCACCAGGGTGAGCTCCGGGACCGCGACGAGGCACTGCAGCGCCACGGACCCGTCCGGGTCGTAGTGCCCGATGAAGTCGTTGTCGCCGAGCGAGGTCAGGCCGTCGTTGCCGGTGGTGAGCGTCACCTCCTGGTTGGTCGGCCGCGGGTTCCCGCCGAGCTCCTGGTCGGTGAGACGGATCAGGTTCGACCCGGTCGTGGCGTGGTTGACGATCGTCTCGAAGTAGCGGACCGCCGTCGGGCTCGTCGAGAGGTTCGGCCAGCTCTCGACCACGACGCCGTCGTCCTCGACCAGCAGGTTGAAGTCGCCGGCCGTCCCCGATGTGGCGTCCTCCACGACGACGGAGAGGTCGTTGCCGTAGGCCCCCGGGTCCTTGCCCTCCGCCAGGATGGCCGTCGCCGACGGGGAGTCGGCGCCGACCGAGATGGTATCCTCGAGGAAGTTGAACCCGTCGTGCGACGCCGCCTTCACCTCCAGCGACGCGCTGGCCCCGGTCGCCGTCGAGGTCAGCCGCAGCTTCCCGGTCCCGGTGAAGCTGAACGACAGGCCGGTGCCGGTGAAGATCGCGGCGTCGCCCGAGTCGACGGCGTAGACGTTTCCGACGTTGCCGGTGCCGTGCACCTCTCCGGAGGTGAACGCGAGGGTCGCCGCGGCCGTGCCGCCGGTCACCTCGGCGTAGCTGTCCAGCCCCTTGATGTCGGAGTTCAGCCGCAGCTTGCCGCCGACGATCGTGGCCTTGCAGTCGTCGAGGTCGCGGTTCATGACGACCCGCAGCTCCTCGACCGTCGCCGCGCCGATGTCGACGAAGTCGCCGGTGGCCAGGACCAGCGTCTGGACGCGGCCGCGGTCGAACTTCACGGTCAGCGTCTGCTCGTCGACGAGCGCGAACGGCCCGGCGCCCGCCGTCTCGACGTAGGCCGCCGTCCCGAGGATCGTGATCGTCTGGTTCGGGTTGCCGCCGACCGAGAACACCAGCGTCGCGTTGTGCTCGAGCACGAACGGCGCGCTGTTCCGGCTGTCGATGATGGCCGGCGTGGCCGCCCCCGGCGTGACCAGGTTGCCGGCGGCCCGGACCGCCGTCGCCGTCGACGGGTCGGTGTAGTCGGTGTGGTGGCAGGTGCGCACCACGTAGAGCTTGCCGCCGCCGTTGCCGAAGAACCCGGCGACCGCGGCGGTCAGGTCGCTGCTCGAGATGTAGCCGCCGAACTTCTTCAGGTACTCGTCGAAGCTCAGGACGGCCGTCGCCTGGTTCAGCGGCCCCCGCTCCGCGACGCCGACCATGCCCGCGATCGACACCGCCGCCGACTGGATGGAGCGCACGCGGGGCTCCCTCTCGACCGTGATGACCTTCGAGGCCAGCAGTTCCCGTCCCATCGGATCCGCTCCTTCCGTGCGATGTTACTCGCTGGCGCGCAGAGCCCCAGCGCGCACTGCCCGATTGATCTCTGGCACCGCCAGGACGGCGGCGTTCACCTCCACCTGGACGCCAGGCTGCAGCGTCAGCGACGCGCAGCACAGCCGGCCGCCAGCAGGCCGGCGGCCGGCGATCCGCTGCGCCGGCGCGCGCCGGCAGGCGCAGGCGCGCAACGCGCGGCAGTAGGAGTCGTGGGGCAGGTTGTAGACCCGGACCTTGTGCGTCGTGTTCGTGAGCTTCATCAGGCCTCCGCTGCGATTGCGTCTTCGCCGACGGTGTAGCTCTCGACGGCGCGGGTCCTCTCGACGGCGAGCTCGTCGCCCAGGTCGACGCCGCGAACGACGGCGGTCAGCACGAAGGCCTTGACGTCCCCACCTCGCCCTGCCGCCGGACTCCTCAACTGTACACGGGTGTCGCCCGTCAGGTCCATTTCCAATCGGACCTCGGGCGTCGTGGGCAGCACGAGCCACGGGGTGCGCTGGAAGAGCGCGACCACGGCGTTCGCCAGGTTCAACGTCTGGAACGCACCCTCTGCGGCGCCGGTCAACGAGAACTCCATGTCGTGGTAGTCGGGCGGGGCCCGCATCACGATCTCGCCGTCGACCACCTCCTCCGACGGGACGTTCGACGCGTCGTCCCGCCGGCGCGACAGCCGGACGCCGGTGATCACGACGCTCGGCAGGTTGACCATGAAGACGATGTTGAGGCCGTCCGCCGTCGTCTCGTCGTAGTCGACGGACGACGGGGGCCCAGCGTTCTCCACGATGCCGCGCTTCAACGCTCGGATCAGCGTCCGGAGCACGAGGACCAGCCCGGACTCGTTCGTCTCCGCCGAGTCGGCGGTGCGCGCGAGCCGCGCGGCGCAGAACTCGTAGCCGTCGTCGACGGTGACCGACTGCCCGGGGACCGGGTCGCCGTCGTCGTCGACGTTGCGGAGCACGACGTCCACAACGCCCTGGTCGTGGGGCGGCGTCCGGACGTCGGCGTAAGAGATGCCGCTGATCGTCCAGGCCGACGCGAGCGCGGCGGCCGACCCTCCGAACTCGACGCGGACCTGGTCAGCGAACCCAGTTCCGACGATGCGGACCAGGTCGGCGCCCGCGCTCGCCCCGTTGGCCGGGGTGATGCTGGTGACCGCCAGGCTCACCGGCGTCCCCCCATGATGCCCATGCCCGCGGCGATGCGAGCGAGGAACCGGGCCTGAACCCCCTTCGACCACTCGCGGAACGCCGGCCGCAGGAACGGCCGCGGCGGGATCTGGGTCACCACGACCCGAGCGGTTCCCCGGTTGTTGCGCTCTCCTGACTCGTCGAGCAACACGCCGAGGAACCTCCGCATCGCGTCGGTCAGCGGGATCACGATCGGGTCGCTCCCGAACTCGTGGACCTCGGCGATCTTCACCAGCTCCTTGCCGTCGCTGCCCGTCGCCGTCCGGGGGACCCCGACGAACGCGGTTGCCCCGGGGAGGTGCTTCACCACGACCGAGTTCCGGAGGTCGGCGTGCCGGATCAGCGCCTTCGTGCCACGGAAGCCGGTGAGCCGGCGTGTCGCCAGCGTCAGCGGCGCCAGCGGGGTGAACGCGTCGCCTCCCGGCGCCTGGCGCGTGATGCCCTGCACGATCGCCTTGCGCAGCAGCTGCGCTTCCTGCCGGACCGCCCGTTCGGTGACCGCCTTGAAGCGCATCGGCGCCGCACCGAGCAGCGCCCGCGCCTCGCGCCAGGGACCGATCTTGCGGACCGCGTTGCTCATTCCCCCACCGCCGCCGCCTGCACGCGCTCTCCGAACTCGACCAGCAGCAGGTTTCGCTGCGGCCGCCGCATGTTCAGCCCCCAGCCGCTCGTCTTCGACCGCACCACGAACAGCCCGGGCGGGTTCGGGACGTCCTGCACGAGCGTCCCGGACAGGTCGTAGATGCCGGCGAGCCGGTCGCCGGCGTCGACCAGCGCCTTCCCGTTCGCTGCCACCAGCCCAAGCCGCTCGAGGTCCCGGAAGTGGAACACGAGCGACAGCACGGACTCGGGGGCCATGCCCCCGCCGACCTGCCTGAGGCGCTCGTCTCCCCCCGTGTCGAGCTGGCACGGGACCATGACCGAGGCCTTCTCCCGACGCGACGAGACGCCCCCCGTCCCGGTCCCCGTCTCGTCCACGTAGATCGGCTCGCGCAGGTCCGGATCGTAGCCCCCGGTCTGCGGCCCGCTCCCGTCGACGTCGGCGGCCGCCGTCGCTTCGGTGTCGAGCTGCCGGAGGTCCGCGAGGAACCTCTGGATGAGGCGCCCGCGCATCACGCTGCTCCGAGCCCGAAGGGCCGCACGAAGTCGCCGAGGAGAGAGTCCACCTCCGGGTCCCCGGTGAGCCCGGCGAACCGTTCGTCCGCCTTCGCGGTGTAGCTCTGGTCCCGCGTCGTCTGCTGGGTGACGAGGTGGCCGCGCTCGGCTTCGTCACGAGCCTCCGCGTCGGTGAGGAGCGGCAACCCGCGCAGCACGAGCAGCATGCAGGCGCGCCGGATCGGACGCGGTGTCTCCGCCTCATCCGACGCGTTCCCGTGCACCACGACGCCCTCCGCGAAGCCGAACCCGTCGTGCGTCGCCGCCTTCACCTCCAGCGAGGCGCCGGCGCCCGTCGCCGTCGTCGTCAGCCGGAGCTTGCGGTTCGACGAGAACGAGGCCCGGACGCCCGACGCGACGAACGCGGCGGCGTCGTCCTCGTCGACGGCATAGACGTTGCCGACGTTGCCGGTGCCGTGCTGCTCGCCGGAGGTGAAGGCGAGGGTCGCGGCGGCGGTCCCGCCCGTCACCTCGGCGTAGCTGTCGAGACCTTCGGTGTCCGAGACGAGCCGCAGCTTGCCGGCGACCAGGACGGCGCGCACCCCGGTGAGGTCCCGCTGCAGCGCCGCCGCGAGCTCGGCGACGGTCGCGGACCCGATGTCTGCGAAGTCCTCGGCAGCGAAGGTGACGGTCTGGACGCGGCCGCGGTCGATCCGGACGGCGAGCGTCCGGCCGGCGACGAGCGCGAACGGCCCGGCCCCCGCGGTCTCGACGTAGGCCGCTGTCCCGAGGATCGTGACCTCCTGGTCCGCAGCTCCTCCGACCGAGAAGACCAGCCGGGCCCCGCTGCCCAGCGAGTACGGAGCGGCGCTGCCGGCCAGGATGGAGGCCGCCGTCGGGAGGCCGGGCGCTACGACGTAGCCCCAGGTCCCCGTGACGCGGACGTTCCCCCTGCCCTGCGTCCAGTAGTCGCCGTTCAGCCTGGTGAGGCGCGGCGCGCCGGTGAACGGCTGCATCGGGGACCCGACGACGAACAGGTCGTCCTCGTCGGTCGAGACAGCGGCCCCGTCCATGGTGATGGAGTCGATCGAGATGGGAGGCACCGGGGGCTCGAGAGTGGGCGCATCGCGACCGTCGAACCGGAGAGTCAGCTCTCGCGGCTCGAAGAACTGGCCGGTGGCCCGGTCGATGGCGTCGGTGGCGTCGCGGAGGAGAGCGGTGAGCCGTTCATCGTCTGCATCGCTCTCCGTGACCCCCTCGGCGCGCAGATCCTCGACGGTCGCGTACACGTCGTGGTCACTTCCTCTTGCCGACCCCCCTCCTGGAGGCCGGCTGCTTCCGTGGCTCGGCGGCCGGCGCCGGAGCGGGCGCCGCGGGACGAGGCGTCGGCGCCGGTGTGGGGGCCGGCGCGGCCGCGGGCTGCCGGACCGGCTCCGGGGCCGCGGCGGCCTGGGCCGGCGCCGGCTGCCGGACCGGCTCCGGGGCCGCGGCGGCCGCCGGCGGGGCCTGGGCCGCGGCGCCACGACCAGCGACGCGCTCCGGGAACGCGGCGCCACGCTTCACGACCGCCTGCTCCTTCTCGCGCTGCTCGAGGGCCAGCGCCTCCTCCGCGGTGCAGACGTCGAACGCCAGCGGGGAGGTCTCGTCGTCGAGCCGCTGGCGCTTCTCCTTGAGCTGCGCCGCCATCTCGTCGTCGACCTCGTACCACCCGCGCTCTCCCATGAACCGGATGCCGCGAAACGAGTACCTCTGGAGGAGGTGACCCGCCTTCACGTTGTACGGCTTCAGCCTGACCAGCATCGACATCGTCCGTCTCCTCTCGGCCCGTTGGGACCCATCCGGAGGCCATCATGCGCGACAAGGGGCAGGCGCGCAACGGCCTCCAGGTCGATGGACTACGCGATCGTCGGCAGGGTCGCGACCGGCCCGCGGAGCGTCGTCGAGAGCGGGATGTCGACGTCGGCGGCGCCCGTCAGGTTGCCCTCGATCCCGTTCCCGGCGGCGTTGACGCAGACCTCGTCGCCTCCCGTGCTCGGGTCGACGTCGTGCGTGATCACCACGACGCGGCCGTCCTGCGACACCATGTAACCGTTGACACCTCCGGTGATCCCGGTGAGATCCGCGACGAGCGTCGTCGTCTTGCGGTAGACCTGCACGCCATGCCCGGACCCGACGTTCACGACCAGGAAGTTCACCGCGTCGTGAGATGGGACGAGCCCACCGCCGACCGCGTTGGCGTAGACGAACGCGCCCAGCGCGGCATCGACGAACAGCTTGTCGGCGTTCGGCGTCCCGTTGTGGACCAGGTGCAGGTGGTCGGCGGCGAGCGTCGGCGCGAGCGCCGCCTTCCCCTGGGTGTACCAGAGGCCACCGGCGATCGGCGCGATGCGATGCAGGCGACCGTCCGTCGCGGCCCAACACGTCGGCCGGATCACGTCGACGTCGTCCCCAGCGGCCGCCGATGTGGGGTTCACGCCGTAGAACCCCAGGCTGTCGACGAGCACGAGCGCGCCCGCCTTCAGGTTGACCTCGGCGATGGCCTTCGCCGCGGTGAGGTCGGCGACGTGCGCCAGCAGGCGCACCGTTCCGGTGCCCAGCTCGGCGTCGAGGATCCAGCGGCCGGTCCCCGCGTCGGGCGCCACGGTGTACTTGTCGTCGTTGGTCCCGGCGCCGTCCGCGTCGAAGTGGAACAGGCCCAGGGTCGCCACGAAGGCCAGCGTCCCCTCGCTCCGGTCTGCCGCGGCGACCGCCTTCAGCGCGGTGAGGTCGGCGAGCGGCAGGACGATGCGCTGGTTCACGTAGGGGCTGAGGTTGATCGGGGCGACCAGATGCAGGCGCCCGTTCGTCGCGCCCCAGCAGGTCGGCCGGATGATGTTCACGTCGTCGGCGGTCGCCGCCGACGAGGTGTCGACCCGGAACAGGCCCAGGGTCTTCACGAGCACGATCGCGCCGTCGAGCATCTGCGCGGCGGTCATCGCCTTCGCCGCGGTGAGATCGGCGGCCTGCGACAGGATGCGCTGCCCGTAGCCGAGCTCGAAGATCAGGAGCCAGCGCCCGGTCCCCGCGTCCGGGACGACGACGTTCAGGTCGTCCCCGGCCGCCGCCGAGCCCGAGTCGAACTTGTAGATGCCCAGCCCGTCGACCAGCACCATGGTGTTGTCGGACCGCCCGGCCTCTGCCAGCGCCTTCAGCGCGGCCAGGTTCGCGAGCGGGCCGACGATGCGCGAGGCGACCGTCGCCTTCGTCTCCAGCGCGGCGGTGCTGATCGGCGCGAGCAGCAGGAAGCTGCCCGTCGCCGGCCGCACGATGGCCGTCGGGACCACGACCGTCACGCCGTCGTCGGCCTGCGCGTCCGACGCGTCGTAGTAGAAGAGGCCCAGCGTCTCGCAGAAGTAGATCGTCCGGTCCGCCAGATCTGTGAGGCCAACGGCACGGAGCGCGGTGAGATCGGCCACCGGGTCGGAGATGCCGCGCGGCAGCGCCGCGCGCATGACCAGGATCCAGCGGCCGGTCCCCGCGGTCGGCGCGACCACGTACTCGTCGTCGCCGGTCGCGGACGACTGCGCGTCGAACCGGTAGAGGCCCGTGTCCTCGACGAGGCACAGGACCTTGTCGGTGCGGACCGCGGCGGTGATGGCCTTGAGGGCCGCCACCGTCGCGACGGGAACGAGGACACCGCCGAGGCCCAGGTTGATCGCGGTGATCATCGTGTCGATCAGGTCGAGGAAGTACTTGACATGCGGCTCCGCGAGGCCGGTGCCCGCGAGGCGACGCCGATTCAGCGTGTCGACCATTGGCTCCGTCTCCTGTCATCCCGTCCCGCCCGGAGGCGAGAACGAAGGCCGTCCCTCGGTGGACTCCGGCGGGCCCGGCGCGAAACGTGGCCAGGCCCTACATCGATCAGGTCATCGCGAGGTCGCTGATCTTGACGACCGCGGGCTCCTGCGCCAACTTCACGTCGAGGCGCATCGTCACGACGATGATCGTGTTGCCGCCGCGGACGTCGCGGTCCAGCTCGAAGCGGATGTTCCGCCAGATGCCGATGTAGATGTTCTTCGGGTCGCAGAGCAGGCCCGCGCTGCGGTTCTCCCCGACGCCGAGGTCCTCCGGCATCATGGGGATCGGGACGATCGGGATGCCCTGGTACGCGACCGGGCCGCCCTTCACCGTCTGCTCGTCGCCGACGAGCGTCGCGCGCTCGGTCAGCGTGTCGCGGTAGTCCTGCTCGGGGGTCACGCCGGTCAGGATGCGCATGCGCGTCTTGTCGCGCATGTACTCGGAGGGCATGAGCCGGATGGCGTCGCCCAGGACGGTCGTCGACAGCGTCGCGCCGGCGGCGTCCGAGACGTGCGACGTCGCCTGGTGCAGCAGCCCGTCGAGCTGGGCCAGGAACGTGTCGACGGAGTGCGTGTCGCCCTCGAGCGCGACCTCGTCGATGTCGCGGGAGATCGCCGTCGCGCCGATCTCCATGATCGTGTCCTTGAGGCGCGCCGACTCGATGTTGTCCTCGAGCACCTCGTCCGGGATGTTGATCTCGGCCTTGAAGAGCTTCGAGTCGAGCGCGACGTAGCTGAGGTCCGGCTTCACCCGGTCGCCGGCGTCGAGCGCGGTTCCCGAGACGCCGGCCCGCAGGATGCGCGAGCCGAACGCGATCTTCGGGAACTCCATCTTGGGCGCCTTCATCGGCACCACGGTGGCGAGCTTCAGGAGCTGGCCTTCCTTGATCAGCAGGCGCATGAACTCCTTGGCCTGCGCGGGCTTGAGGTCGCCGTGTCCGGTCGTCAGGTCGCTCAGAGCGATGTCGGCCTTCCGGAGAAGGCTGCGGTTCCCGATGCTCATCTTCCGCTCCTCCCTGGGGTGGTCTGCCTCTCCGGGGGGTCCAACCTCCCCCTGAGGTCTAGGTCACGTCGTTTCGAACGCGCGGATCAGCGTTCCTTCGCCATGTCCAGCGGCCAGGTCGTGCCGTCGCTCTCGTCCTCGCCGCCGCCATCGGGCGTCCCGGAGCTGGGCAGGCCGATCGACTTCTCGATCGTGGCGAGCCGGGCCGCGGCCGCCCCGAAGTCGGCCTGCGCCTTCGCGAGCTGCTGGCGCAGCGCGTCGACCTGCCCGTCCCGCTTCGCGAGCTCGGTCCGCAGCCCGGCGAGTGCGGCGTCGTTCGGCGGGGCGGCCGCGGCCGGATCGGCGGTGCCGTCCCGCTTCGTCGCCGGGGCCCGCTTCGCGATGGCCTTCATCCGCTCCACGGTATCGGCGAGCGCCTTCACGCCGGCCTCTGCCTGCTGGCCCTTGATCCGGCCCAGCACGTCCTGGAGCGACGCCACCGCATCGGCCTTGCCGGCGTCGCCCCCCATGCCGGCGAGCGCGGCCTCGAGCTTCTCGACGAAGCGCCGCGCGTACCAGGACTTCGCGTCCTGGACCGTCCAGTCCAGCATGTTGACGAGGTCGAAGTACCCCTTGACCGCGTCGGTGGCGAGCGCGAGGAGCGCCCCGTCGGCGCCCTGCTTCATCTGGGGCTCCGGCGGCGGGACCGCGGCGGCGGCGGCCTTCGCGGCGGGGTCCTCCTGCGCGGCGGCGGCCTTCGCGGCGGGGTCCTCCTGCGCGGCGGCGGCCTTCGCGGCCTCCTCCTCGGGGGTGCCCGCGGCGGCCTTCGCGACCGGGGCGGCGGCGGCCGGGACCTGGCCCGTGGCCAGGATCTGTCCGGCCTGCGCGAGCAGCGGGGCGGCGGCGTCCACGCGCCGCTTCGCCTCGGAGTCGTCGAGGTCGAGGATCGCCGACATGCCGGCGTCGAGACCGTCCATGTGCGTCTGCAGCGCGGAGGTGGGGTCGGCGCCGTCGTCCACGACGTCGTCTGCCTGGGTCTCCTCCGTCGCGGCGGCCGGGGCGGCGGCCGGCGCCGCGGTGCCCGCGGCGGCCGGGGCGGCGGCCGGCGCCGCGGTGCCCGCGGCGGCCGGGGCGGCCGGGGCGGCGGCCGGCGCCGCGGTGCCCGCGGTGCCCGCGGTGGCCGGGGCGGCCGGGGCGGCCGGCGGGGAGGTCCCCGCGGCGGCCTGGGCGGTCGCGGTCGCGGCGGCCGCGGCGGCCGCCGCGGACGCGGATCCCGTCCCGGCGGAGGCCGCGTCCCCCGTGGCCGTCCCGCCGGCCGCGGTGGCCCCGCCGTCGTTCTTCCGCGTCGCCCTCCGCGCCGCCTCTTCCTCGGCGGCCACCTCGGCGGCCAGGTCCTCGACGAAGCCGCGCGTCCCCGTTCCCTGTTTCGCCTGCGTGCTCACCTGGCCCTCCTGCCTCTTGGTCACGAGGAAGCGCCGCTTGTTGGCGGCGCGGTCTACGAGCGACACCTCGCGGACGACGATGTCGGTCAGCCGGTGGACGCCCTCGTCCTCTTCGGGCTTGCCTGCCTCGTCGGCCTTCCGAATGGTGACGCGCGTCGTCATGCCGCCTCCGCCACCGTCTCTGCCTCGGCGGCCTTCTCCTGCTGCGCCTGAAACGCGGCGTCCGCCTCGGGGTCCGGCGTCCGGACGGCGTCTCCGCCGATCGACCAGCCGGTGAACCCGCCGTCCTTCGTCTGCGTCCAGAGCTCGTCGTCGACGATGCGAGCGCCGAGCAGCCAGCTCCCCGCCTTCACCTTCTCGCCGTCGACCTCGAAGTCGACCGGCGCGATGTACGTCTCGAGGACCTTGACCTTGCCGGTGACGATCCACTCGTGCATGAGGCCCATCGCGCCGCCGAAGTCCTCCATGAAGCGGTGCGCGGCCTTCCGAATCTCCTCCGCCGAGTATATGTCCTTCTGCGCGTCGACGGTCTCGGGCTCCAGCACGACGCCGAGCACGAAACGCTCGTCGGCTGGGTTCGCGCCCTTGATGAGGCGCATCCGCCCCTCGCTCACGATCTGGGCCCGCTTCTTGGCCGGCGCCTTACTCGCCTCGGCGAGCAGCCGCTGGGCCTCCGCGGTCACCTCAGCGCGCGCCTCGTCATCCAGCCAGGCCCCTGCCTGCGGAATCCGGGAGAGCGCGTTGCGGAGGTGTGGCAGGTCGATCTTCCCGTCGACGTCGCGGACCGGGAAGTGCCGGAAGCTCCTCGGGACGGTCTTGCCCTCGTCGTCCTTCGTCCCGCCCGGCTCGATGAAGAGGAAGGAGTTGTCAGGCAGGCGGTTCACGTACCTCGCCGGCCACGTCGCCTTCAAACGAGCGACGAGCGCGGCGAGCTTCGCGCGAGCGGCGAGGACGTCTGCCTTCGACACCCTGGTCTCCGCGGCGGAGAAGAACTACTCCACCCCTTACAAGAGCCAGGCCTGTATCAGATTGGGACGCGGGCTACAAGTTCAGCGGCGTCACGCTCTCCGACTTGCGCACCTGGAAGTTGGCGACGAACAGGCGGGAGGCGGTCTTGGCTCCGCCGAGACCGGAGGCCTCGTGGACTTTCATCCGGAAGACGTGACCGAGGCTCCTGAACCCGGCGGCGTTCGCGGGCGTGTCGTTGATCACCGCGATGAACTTGCCCTCGATCCCCTTCGCGGTCTGCACGAACTCCTCGAAGTCGACGGCCGCGTCCTTGTCGAACCACTCGTCCGGGTACGGCGGGTCGAGGAAGAAGAAGGTGTCCCGCCCGTCGAACTCGTGGATCGTCTTCCGGTAGTCGCGCTTCAGGATCGTGACGTCTCTCAGGCGCTCCCCGGAGCGGACGTACTTCATCGGGTCGGTGCGACTGCCGATGTGGTGGAGCGCGGGGTGCGTCCCGTCGGGCCGGCAGTCGCGGGCGTGCGTCCGGACGAAGACGAGCTTGTAGAACCGCTCCTGCTCGTCCTTCGGCTGCATCTCCCTGGCGCGGTCGAAGGACGCCCGGGAAACCTTCCACTCGAACCTGCGCCGCAGCTCCTCTGCGATCTCCGGCGTCATGGCCTTGATGAATCGGTGCATGAACACGGTGTCGTCGTCGATGTCGGCGATCACCTCCTTCGCGGACGGCTCCTTCACGTGGAGCAGGGCGGCGGCTCCGGCGAACGGCTCCACGTAGACCTTGTGCTCGGGCAGCAGCGGGAGCAGCCGCTTCGCGTAGTGGTGCGACCCGCCGAACGTCCCGAACGCCTGTGCCTTCGCGACCTCGGTGAGCTCCCACCCGTCCTTCCGGATCTCGTCCTCCGCCTTCTCGACGGGTTTGTAGTTGGTGACGATTAACGTCGTGAGTGTCGCAAGTTGAGACACGCCAGTCATGCCGCGGATGTAGCGCGGCGGCCTGATCTGTTTGATCTCGAACCGCCCGTCGTCCCGGAGGAGCTTCGGGAGGCGGCCTCGGATCCCGTAGGTCAGCAGGAACCGGCCCTTCAGGCGGCAGAGGAGGTCGAAGAACGCGTCCTCGTCGAACTTGCCCTCCCCGATCGCGACGTCGTATCCGGCGTACGGCGGGTCGAGGAAATGGACCGCGTTCGGTCCGTCGAACCGCTTGACGACGGCGGCGTAGTCACCGCAGAACACCCGGACGTTCCTGAGTCGCGGCGCGAACTTCTCGATGCGCTCGATCGTCGTCGAGGTCGTCCCGTCGGCCTGGTGGTTGTAGGAGTCGCGGAGCCGGCCGTATGAGAAGTGCGAGGTGTAGAGGAACCGGTGCAGCCGCTCGATAGGGTCCTTCGGGTGCGACGCGAGCAGCCGTTTGAACGTGTCGAAGTCGGCGGTCCACTTCATCCGGCGCAGCCGGTTCATCTCGCCGGCGGTCAGCCGCTTCAACGTCCGGAAGGCGTGAGCGATCTCGGCGTCGGCGTCGTTCACCGCCTCGGTCCGCACCGGCTCCTTCTCGAAGAGCACAGCGCCGCTCCCGACGAACGGCTCGGTGTAGGTCGTGTGGCCCGGGAGCATCGCGACGAGCCGTTCCGCCAGCCGCTTCTTGCCGGCTGGCGACCCCCACACCGTCTTCGCCACGCGCCCGACCTGGTAGGTCTTCACCTTGCCCGGGTCGTAGTTCGTGACGATCAGGGTCATCCTCTGGACGGACCCCCCGTTGTCAGGACCGAGACCGACGCCAGTGAGGTGCTTCCAACGTCGCACCACGAGCCCGGCCTTCTCGAAGAGCTCGCGGCCGTTCCCCCGGATGCCGTAGGTGATCAGGCACCTGCCCCGGAGCTTCGCGACCGCGTCGACGAACCGCTCCTCGTCCCACCCATCGTGGTCTGAGCCGGAGAGGTCGCCGGCGTTGTACCCGGCGTAGGGCGGGTCGAGGAAGAAGAACACGTCGTCGCGGCCGTCGAACTCATTGAAGATGGCCTCGTAGTCCTTGCAGCGGACCACCACCTTTTTGAACCGCGGAGCGAACCGCTCGAGCTTCTTGATGACGCCGGCGTGCTTCCCGACCCGGGCGTCCGACAGCGTCCCGCGCCGCAGCGAGTTGAACCCGAAGCGAGTCAGGTAGACGAACCGATAGAAGCGCTCCACCGGGTCCTTCGGCGGGTCCATGTCGACGAGGCGCTTGAACAGCTCAGCGTCCCCCACCCACTTCTTGTGGCGGAGCTGCTCAAGCTGCGCTGGCGTCATGCCCTTCACGAAGCGGAAGGCAGCCGCGATCTCCGGGTCGAGGTCGTTCACCACCTCGACGTCGGACGGCGGCTTCGCCAGCAGGACGGCACCGCTGCCAGCGAACGGCTCCACGTAGACGCGGTGCGCCGGCATCTCGTCGACCAGGCGCTTCGCGAGCCTGGCTTTTCCCATGGACGAGCCCCAGATGGCCTTCGCCACGTCGTCGGCGCCGAAGAGCCATTGCATCGAGAGCGCTGCACCGTTGGTGTGATCATCCATATCGAAGCTCCGTTCAGACGACACACTACGTGGTCGTCGGGACGATACCACGAACGCGCGACCATTGAAAATAAAGGGGAAAGAATCAATTCTAGATGTCAGCGACAGTCGTCGAACGGCACAGTCCGTGATACGGCGGGAATCCGACTCCTGCGTCATTCATGTCGCGGGCAGACATCGCGCGCGAGTACTCCCCGTGACGATCCCGCTGACCCGTTCCGGCGCGGTCGACCTGGGCCAGCTGGACGCGCTCTCCGCCCTGCTTCACGTAGAGGATCGGGTTGCCGTCCGCGTCCCGGCCGGAGCGGACCCACGGAGCGATTTCCTTGATGTCCTCCGGTGACTCCAGACTTGACAGCCGGTCGAACCGATCGAGAGCGTCACCGACGGAGAACGACTTCCCGTCGAGGAAGAGGCAGATCTCTGTCGTGTGCTCGTCCAGCACGGCCTCGATCACGTACCGCTGGATCCCGGCGTCCGCGTAGGCGCCGATCTGCGACCACGAGCGGGCGTTCGCCACGAACGACGCGGCGATCACATCCCAGTACGCCGCGCTCCTGGCCACCATTTGGGTCTCGGCGGCCCGGGCGAGCTCGCCCGAGATCTCCACGCGGCCCAGTCCCCGCTCCATACCGTCAGCGACCAACCGACGCGCCTCGGCGCCGAAGTCGTCGAGACGCCGGCGGAGCTCGTCGCTCACGAACAGCGAGGAGCTGCGCTGCACGTACTCGATGGCAGCGGTGTCGCGCGCGCCGAAGTCCACCGAGATGCGCAGCCCGTGCCGGTCGATCGCGCCGACGCGGGCCGCGCGGGCGACGTCGGTCGCGGTCCGGCCGAAGCGACCCTCGATCGTCTTCGGGACGGTGACGAGGCGCCGGCCCGCGGCGCGCAGCGCCCCGTCCACGAGCTGGCGCCGCTGCTCCGCCGTCGTGCTCGGCCAGTCGACGTCGAGAGCAGCGACGGCGGCCTTCACCGCCTCGCGGTCGGTGGCTCGGGTGTCCTTCGCGAGCCCGGCCGCGAACGCGGCGACCGCCCGGTCGAACCCGGTCGGCGTCCGCAGGTCCATGGCCTTGGCGATCGTCGCGACCGGGCAGCCGTCGAGTACTCGGTCCAG